ATGCCTGAGCAGTCGGACTCTGACGACCGGATTTTGCGCACGATCGCCTTAAAACTGGTTTGCGGCAGCTTGCAATGCGACGGTCTCACGGGCGAAATGTACCTTATAGGCCACATGAGCGAGCGTCCGCCGGACGAATGGAGCGCTCGATTCTGGTTTCCTCAATTCGAGGCGACGCCGGGTCGCGTCCTTTGGCCTCTGTCGCTTTCCGAGGAATTCACCAAGATCCTAAAAGAGCGCTTCTGGCGAGATGTCCGCAGCGGCCAGAACGGCGCTGCCCGCATTCAGGTAAACGGCAGTTTCGCCGCGTTTATCGGCCCCCTGCCCACGACGCCTGTCTGGACCGAAGTAAGAACCCCAAAGGGTGGCGCCCTCATTCCGCGCAGCGCGATCGTCAGCTCGACCATACGCTGGTGGACGGAGGTCCATCTGTCCGTTATCCGCTTGCGCCTTAATCCCCTTGTCGAGGCGCTAAGGCGCGACGGCGGCCTGGTCGATCTCGCGCTTGACCAACTGCGAGCACAGGGGCTGCTGCCCGCGGCTTTGCTGGCCTCGTCTAACTCGCCCGCCCAGGCTCTGCACTGGATCGAAGCGCTGCTTGTTCAGCATCGTCCCTCAAAGGGCGAGGCGAAGAAGGCTTGGCGGAACGCGTGGCGCCCGAACAAGCTCTACATGTCAGGAATTGGCTGTCAGCAAACGATGACGTCTGGCGCAGGCGTGGCGGAGACCCGGTTAAGTCACATCGGAAGTCTTGAGCCGCCCGACGCTAATCACGTCCGTAATCACAAAAATGATATTGATCATGTGATTAACTCTTGGCTTGTTCACGCTGCGCACCGCATCGGATGCGGTTGATTTCCAGCAGGAGCGCCGACAAGCATGTCCCCCCGCGCACGTCATCACGCCGAACTTCTGGCGGGCCTCGCCGGTCTGTCAACGGAGGAAATACTCACCTCACTCGCAGGCGAACGCGTGATTCCGGTCCCCGAAGCCGCTCGTATTAACAGCATCTCAACCGACACGTACAAGCGCAAGCACGGCGGCACGATTGTCAAAGTCAGCGACAAGAGAGTCGGAGTGAAACTGAAGGATGCGCTGGCGATCGCCCAGCCGCTCAATACCAGTAGCGCGTAAGAGACCGGCGACGTATTCGGTCGCCAATCCTTTTCAAAACTGTCTGAGAAACTTTCATCCACCTGGGCGTTGGCGCGCCCGGGATCGAGAGAGGTGCGTCCTCATGGCTCCAATACCATCAACTCCAGAATCCGACAACGTTGCCTGGAAAACGGGGGTTCGACAATGAGCCGCCGTCGCGCCCCTGTGCTCATCCGCGAGGCGGTCGCCGCGCTCACCTCCGCCGGCCATGTAGCTGATGTCGACTTAAGCGCGGGCCACTACAAAATCACTTGGACCGCGGCTGGGCGCCGTCACTTGTTGGTCCTCTCCCGATCGCCAAGCGATCGCCGCGCCAGCGCCAATTCACGCTCTCTTTTGCGTCGGCTCCTCGAGGAGGGATGCCCGTCATGAGCGACGACCAGCTCAAGGGCGCGTGTCGCGAACTCCGAGAGGACCTCGACCGGCTACGCGTCGATCTCGAGAACGACATCGTGAGTGTCGTCGGCGTCGATGAGTACGCCGAGGACGACATCCTCACCAAGGAAGGCGACGGCTCGATCAGCGTCGACGTGGGGGAGCTCAGGGCCCTTCTGGAGAGCCTTGACGACGCGTCAGAAGCGGCCGCCGACGCCTTCAAAACATTCGACCAGGAAGTCGAGCGAGTGTGGCGGCGCTTCAAGCAGTCGCTTGTGCACAGCGAGACAGTGGAGGGCTGACGGCCATGGGCAAGAGGTCGACATTCCCCCGCTTCCGTCAGGATGCCTACGCCACGCCGTGGGAAGCGGTCGTACCATTGCTGGATCATCTCTCGCCGTGCACCCGCTACATCGAGCCGTGTGGCGGCGAAGGCCGCCTGATCGAGCATCTCAAACGCGCCGGGCATACTTGCGTCGGCTACTACGACCTGCCTTTTGACGCCCGGACGACCCGCTATGTCGTCGAGGATGCGGACCGCTTCATAACCAATCCGGCCTGGCGCCGCGACGTCCTGCACCCGATCCTCGTCAATTTGAGCGACCAACTGCCGACGTGGCTGCTCCTCGATGCCGACTGGGTCCACACCAAACAGGCGATTCCCTATCTACCGCGCCTGCAGAAAATCGTGAGCGTCGGTCGGGTGAAGTGGATTCCGGGCTCGCCGTTCACTTCAAAAGACAATTGCGTGTGGTGCATGTTCGACCTTCCGCGACCTAACGGACGCGCCGCGGCTCGCTTCCACGGTCGCATCGATTCCATCCGCGTCGATTTCAAGAGGAGGGCGGCATGATCGTCAAATGCGCCACATGCGGCGCGGATCCATACGCGCGTTGGCGTGAGCCGCCGATGATGATTTTCATCGATGGCCGCCAATCAACCGACGGCTCTCAATACCGCTGTCGTGACCACGTGTCGCCGGCGAAAGATGAGAAGCTCAAGGCGCGCGAAACGGAACTCAGCGTGCCGCCAGGCGGGCTGCGATGATCGAGGCCGCGTCATGACCAACGGCTTGCGCATTCTTTCCGCCGCCGATCGCGAGCGTGAGCCGCGCGGAACTTCGGTCGTGCTGGCCGGCCCGTCGGGAGGCGGGAAGACTTGGCAGATCCAGACCCTCAGCGCGCCGCGCACGCTGGTCATCGATGTCGACCGCGGTACTTCGTCCCTGGGTGATTTTCCGGTCGACATCGTTCGTCCCAGCGGCTGGGAGGAGGTCGCCGATCTCTTCTGCCTGATCGGCGGGCCCAACCCTTCGCTGCCGCCCCAGTCGGCCTATAGTCAGGCTCACTTCGAAAAGGTGAGCGGCGCGCTCGATATCGCCCGCTACGACACGTTCGTGCTCGATTCCATCTCGCAGATCGGGCGCGAATCCTACCGCTACGCCGAGACGCACCCTGAATCGACCCCACGCACCGGCGGCAGAGACACCCGCGCGCTTTACGGTCAGCACGCGCGGCAAATGATCGGCGGCCTGCAGCAGATCCAACGCGGCGCGCCTGACAAGATCATCATCCTGATTGCGATCCTGGAGTTCGTGACCGACGACAGGGGCCGCGCCGAATGGCGCGTCCAACTCGAGGGCGACAAGACCGCGCGCGAGCTTTCCGGAATTGTCGATCACGTTGTCACCCTGAATTGGATCACCTTCAGCGGCACCAAAAAGCCGACGCGGGCCTTCATCACTTCATCGCCTAATGAATGGGGCTTTCCCGGGAAAACCCGGTCGGACCGGCTCGACCAGGTCGAAGAGCCCGATCTCGGGAAATTGATTCGCAAGCTTCTCAACCCGGCGCAGCCGGCAACACAGGAGGAATGATCCATGACCGCATTCGACTATTCGACCCCGCCGCCTCAAAGCGCACTCAATCTGATCCCCGGGAAGACGATCGCCTTGGTGCGGATGACGATCAACGCCGGCGGCGCCGGTGAAGACGGCATGCGGACCCACAGCAAGAACGGAGCGTGCGAGCTTCTCGCGTATTCGCTCGTCGTGCTCGCCGGCGCGCACGCTAAGCGCAAGATTCTCGGGCAGTTCATCGTCGACGGCGCTCTCGACAAGTATGAAGACCAAATTTGGCGCAGTCGCAAAACGTTGAAGCGGATTCTCGATTCCGCCTTCAATCTCGCCGCGAACGATATGAGCGCGGAAGCGAAGGCGAAGCGCACGGTCGGCGACGCCGCCTTCGACGGCCTAGTTTTCTACGGTCGGATCGGGATCGAGCCGGGCGATGGGGACTGGCCGCCCAAGAACGTTCTCGCCGGAGTGGTGACGCGCAATGAAACCGACTGGCCCGGTCCGGTCGAACAGACCGCGCGCCCGAACGGAGACGAGTCGCCCGGGAGCGCGTCGCCCCCTGTGTCCCCCGGGTCACCCGCGCCGATCCCGCGGCCGAAGTGGGCACCGGAGTAAGGGCTATGAGGAAGGCGCGCCTATCCGCAATCAGCGCCGAACAGGACGCCTGGGTGCGGCGCGCCTACGCCGCAGCTGTTGCCGCGGGAAAGGACCTCATCGGCGACCAGGGCCCGATCCGCTCGAGCACCGCGATCGGGAGGCTCGGTGATTCCGAGTGGGCATGGATCGCCAGCGCGATCATTTGGGGTTGGATCGCGACCCGCGCCCAGCAAGCGGCGGAAGAGGGCTGGGACAGCGAGGCAGCGGTTCGCTCGAGCGGGCTTGAGCCGTGCCCTTGGGACACAGGGGGAGTCCTCAAGATCTTGCCGGCGCTCGCCCAGGCTTGCGGCGATTTTAATTGGTCGCAGCCGGCCAGTGACTGGTCGAAAGAGACCCTCGCCCAGTTTTTATTGACTGCCTTCGATCTGATTCAGCGGGCGACAATTGCGCGCGATGTCGTCGAAAAGCAGCTTGAGCCGACCAGTGCCGACGTGACTGCGCGCCAGATCAATGGCGCCGCCGGCAATTCACGCATGACGCCCGCCGAACTCGAAGCGCTCGATCGCGGCGACTGTCCCTTCTGAGCCGAGGACTTCGAGGGCCATGGACTACAGCCAGGCTGTCAGCCTCTCCGATGAGCCAATCAATATTGAGATCAACGCACGGGTCGAGCGCGCCGCGGCGAAGGCGATGGAATTACCGCGACCCTATTTAGGCGCGTCGATCATCGGGCATCCATGTAATCGCGAGGTTCAATTTAGCTGGTGGGTCCGGCCATTGTTGCCCGGGCGAGTGAAGTCGATTTTCGCTCGCGGGCATTTCTTCGAAGCGCGGATGCGCGAGCAACTCATCGCCGCCGGTTTCGCTTTCGCTCCTGTGGAAGCGCTGGAGTTCACAGCGCTTGATGGACATCTGCGAGGCCACGCCGACGGGCTCATTATCGCCGGGCCGCATCTGCCCGGAATCTACCTCCCGCTTCCTTGTATTTGGGAGTGTAAAGCACTCAACGCGAAGAACTGGCGCGCGGTCGGGCGCGACGGACTGACGAAAGCCTTTCCTCACTACAGTGTCCAGATCGCGTTGTACCAATTTTATCTAGGTAAGACCAACCCAGCGCTCGTCACTTGCTTCAACTCCGACACCTGTGAAGCGTTGCACTTTACTCTGTCGTTTAACGCCGAACGCGCCCGCCAGGCGATCAATCGCGCCGCCGCGATCATCGCCGCGACCCGGGCCGGCGAGCTGTTACCCCGGTTCACCACCGATCCCTCGGATTGGCGGTGCACGATATGCGCGCATCGCGAAAGGTGCTGGCGATGAGCGCAGCCCTTTCGTCCGACCTGATCGACCGACTCACCAAGATCATCGTCATGTTCTCTTCGCCCAACGAAGGCGATCTGGTCGCCGCCGGACGCGCTCTGCAGCGCCAGTTGGCTTCCGCTCACACCGACATTCACGCGGTCGCCGCGCATTTCAAGGCCGGCAGCGGCTTAAGCGACGAGGACAAACAGCAGATCAAGACTGAGATCGCCAACGCTTACGCTCAGGGGGTGAGAGACGGTGAAGCGCGGGCGCACGGCGTCGACGATCTCCGCAACACCGACGGCTCAGTCGACTGGCGGCAGGTCGCGGCCTACGTGCAGCGTGAAAAGCATCGCCTCCCGGTCCGCGCGCAGACAGACAAGACCTTCGAATTCATTGAGGACACGGCGATGCGGGCCAAGTCGCCCTTCAGCCGCGAGCCCACACAGCGACAGCATGAATGGCTGCACGACCTTTTCTTCAAGCTTGGAGGGAAGATCACATGACCAACGGGACGCACAAGATCTTGCTGGCGCCGGATGAGCGCTCGGTGCGTAGTTTTCTCGAGGCGTTTGTCGCTCTGGCAATCGCATCGCTTGATGGTCATTCGCCGCCCGGCGTGCTGCAAATGACTCGAAAATATCCAAACGACGACGATCTGGTCCCGACCCGGTATCGCCTCGACGGCGCTGACCTCGTCGAGCACATGACGCACGACGCGCTGATCGATTCCGAAGCCGGGCATAACGTCTATGTCGAAGGAAGACTGGTCAACGCCGGTCTGCGCGGCAGAAAGCGCGGCGAGCTTAGCGACACTTCATGTGTTTTCGCCTTGGTGGTCGACAGCGACGCCGACAAGAACATGGCGTGGATTCCGCCGGCTGGCGTGCGCCCGACCCTGGTCATCGAGACGAGCCCGAATAATCATCAATTTTGGTTCTTCCTCGAACGCGCCCTTTCTCCCAAACGCGCGCAGCGACTTGGCGAGGGTCTGCGTCATGCGACTGGCGGCGACTCCGACACTGGCAATCCGTGCCAACCGTACAGGCTTGGCGGAACCGTCAACTACGTAAGCAAGAGCAAGATCGCCCGCGGGCGCGTCATCACGCCAACCTTATTTCTCGGAGCGGCGTTGTGACTGTCGATCTCTCGCAGTTCAAGATCTGGACGGAAGAGGAATTCGAAGCGGCGTTCCCGCCTCCCCCTGTGTCGCCGCGACCGAACGGCGCGGGAACACAGGGGGCGAGCGCCGACGCCGACGCCGTCGACGAGTCGGTAGTCCCCAGCGATCTTATGGAGCTCATTCGCGACGGCGTCCCGCAATCGTGCGACCGTTCGCGAATTTTCATGGGCGTGGTAGCGGATCTGAAGGCGCGAGGTCTTAGCGCCGACGGCGTCTATCGGCTTCTAGCGCGCTATCCCGCCGGGATCGCCAAGAAGTACCTTGAGCCGAGGGACCGCCTCCTGCGGGAGATTGAGCGCGCATACGCCAAAATTATTCAGGCAGCGCCGGCTTCGCCTGCGACTGCGCCCAGCGCGCCCCCTGTGTCCCCAGTTTCGTCTTCATCGTCGCCGCTGGCCGACGCGCACGCGGTCTTCAAGAAGTGGCTGGGAGGGACATATGACCTTGCCATTTTCGACGCTACGGCGAGCGCGGGCGCGGCCGAGAAGCTCGGTGGAGACCCCCTCTGGCTCATAGTGATTTCCGGGTCCGGCAACGCGAAGACGGAGACGGTTCAGTCCCTGAGCGGAACCGGCGCGCATGTCACCAGCACGATCACTTCGGAGGGCGCGCTCCTGTCCGCAACGACTCGCAGTCGTGGGGCGACCGGAGGGTTGCTGCACAAAATTGGCGCTCGCGGCCTATTGGTCATCAAGGATCTGACCAGCATCTTAGCGATGGACAGCAATGTGCGCGGCTCCGTGTTGGCGGCGTTTCGCGAAATTCACGACGGGAAGTGGGAACGCAATGTCGGGTTTGCCGGCGGCCGCACGCTGACTTGGACTGGCCGCATCGTCATCGTCGCAGCATGTACGACCGCTTGGGATGAAGCGCGCAAAGTCATCGAGACGATGGGCGATCGCTTTGTTCTCGTGCGCAGCAATTCGATGGCAGGCCGCGTGGACTCCGCGCGCAAGGCGATAGGGAACACAGGGAGGGAAGATGTCATGCGCGCCGAGTTGGCAGGCGCCATGGGCGCTCTCATCGCCAGCGTTAATACAGGAGTGCGCAGCCTGACCGACGTGGAGGGCGAGCGTCTCATCAAGCTCGCCAACGTCGTGACCTGGGCGCGTTCGGGCGTCGAGCGCGATTTCAGGGGCGTGGTGGTCAACGCCCATGCTCCGGAGATGCCGACCCGGTTCGCCAAGCAACTGGCTCAGGTCGTGCGCGGTGCGCTGTCTTTTGGCATGCCTTCCGAGGCCGCCATGCGGCTTGCGGTCCGTTGCGCCAGGGACAGCATCGAGCCCTTGCGGCGCGACCTCCTGCTCGACGTGGCGGCCAATCCCGGCACTGACCCGAACGACGTTCACAGGCGCATCGTCCGCCCGCTCTCGACCGTCAAGAACAACCTCGTCGCTCTGCACATGCTGCGCCTGGTGGATTGCGAGGAGCGCGAGGAGCGGCGGGGCAATCGGGTGGTTTCGGTTCCGTATTACTCCCTGGCCCCCGAGCTCGACCGGGCGACGCTCCTAAGCATGTGACGTCAGCCAACCGGAAAAGCGAGGAGATGGGAGAGTGAGTGAGAATCCAGTCAACAGGAAAAGAGAGGAGGTACGTATTGAGTGCGTCTGCTTCTCTTTTATTTTTCTTATTGTACTTCAACTCGTATTCCCTGTTGACTGGGTAAGGCAGGCCTTGAGGGGAGGCGCCGCATGAGCGCCAACGCCCTTGACGTGTTTCTGGCTGAGATTCGCCCGGCAGCCTCACGAGGACGACTGATCTTTGGCTTGGATGCGACCGCGTCCCGCAAACCGACCTGGGACCTCGCAGCCGGACTTCAGGCGGAAATGTTCCGAGAAGCCGCTGCAGTCGGAAATCTCGACCTGCAGCTGGTCTTCTATCGCGGGGACGGCGAGTGCAAAGCCACAAGCTGGATCTCTGACCCCACCCGGCTCGCCAGGGTCATGTCGAGAATCGATTGCTCGGCCGGCATGACGCAAATCGCGAAGATCCTGATCCACGCTCAGAAAGAGACCACTCTTCTACACGTCGGAGCCTTGGTGTTCATCGGCGATGCGATGGAAGAAGGCGTCGACGTCCTCATCGCCAGAGCGCGCGAGCTCGGCCGCTTGAAGACCCCTGCATTCCTGTTTCAGGAAGGTCGGGATTCCGAGGTCGAATCCGCCTTTCGCGAAATCGCTCGCAACACAGGGGGCGCTTATGGGCAGTTCGGTCCGGGCAGCGCCAAGCAACTGGCCGAGCTTCTCCGAGCCGTGGCGTTGTTTGCAGTTGGCGGCGTGAAGGCGCTCGAAAACCGGAAGGACGCCGGGAGCGCTTTGCTGCGCGGGCAGCTTAAGGGCGGCGTCTAAGCAGAGGCAGGACGTTCGTGCACTGACCCGATTTAGGTTCTAGGCCCTCGAGGCCCGACCCGGCCCTGACGCAAATCCAGCGGCGGATCGAAGTACTGGCGTTGAACCACGCGCCCGACCCGATGCACAACGCCAGGGCCTACCCCGCTCTGCGGCGAGGCCTCCTCGATCCGCCTCGCTGCTTCAGTCATGAATTCTGTTCGCCGGCGCTGGTCGATTGGCTCGCTCAAGGCGCGCAATAAGTCCATTTCTTCGGGGGCGAGGCTGAGCGGCATGGAGGCGTCTCCGGGGGAGGGGATTCGGCGCGGACAATAACGCAGGTTCGGTCTTGACCGAAACCAGCGTTGCGGCAGTTTCCGCGCCCATGCCAGCTTTTTGGGGCGTTGTCCGAAGCCTGCCTCAGCGCGAAAAGTTCGCCGCCGAGCGGCTTGTGGATGGCGGCTTCGAAGTGTTCTTGCCCTTAATCCCAACGAAGCGCGCATCCGCGCCGCTGTTCGCCGGCTATTTGTTCGTGCTCATCGTCGATCGTTGGCGGTCGATCAACAGCACCCTCGGCGTTTTGTGCCTGGTCCGGACTGGCGATTGCCCGGCGAGGTGCCCCGACCATGAGATCAACAGCCTTAAGGCCATGATCGACGGGCGTGGATTTGTTCGTCTGCCGGAGGGCCTCGGATCCCCGGTCAAGCGCAAGATTGCGATCGGCGCATGGGTGCGAATCGCGAGCGGACCCTTTGGCGGGATGTCGGGATTATACGCCGGCATGAGCACCAAGGACCGCGAGCGCGTTCTGCTCCATGTTCTGGGCGGGCAGCGTGAGGTCCGGATCGCATCCAATCTCGTCGTTCCGGCGCAGTAGAAGGGAGAGGTCATGGACCGGGAGGAGCTTCTCACCTTGCATGCTGCTTTGGGCGCGGTGCTGGCTCTGCCCGACAGCGTTCGCGAGCTGCTGGTGAAATGGCTTGAGACCTCGAAGCCAAACGGCCACGACCGTCATGCCTCTGTGCCCACATCGACGCCACGAACGGTCAAGGTCCAATCTGCGCGCCGCGCCAAGCCAACCTCGGCAAAGACTGCAGAGCGCAAGCTCATGGCCGCGATGCGCGACAACCCCGGCCTCTCCGTCGTCGCGCTAGCCAATGCTGCAGGCTCCAGCCGATCGGCGACCGGCGAGCGATTGCGGCAGCTGGCGGTGCGCGGCGCGGTCACGAAGGACATAACCGGACGATGGAAATTGAAGGCAGAGGAGCTTGGCTCGCCAGCGCAGGGCGAGACGGCGCAGCGCCCTACGCAGCCGTCGCCGAACTGACGGCGGCGGCGGAACCCGAACCGCAACTCATCGAGCCCGAGCCCGGCGCACAATCGCGATGGATCAAGCCGCTCTCGTGCTACGAGCGGCGAGAGACGACCGTCGTCGAGGGCCTGAGATACGGCTAAACCGCGACTTCGGCTTTGCTGGGTTTTGCAAGTCGGGCCTCACGAGCCTCCGCACAAGACGGGACGGGTGAAAATCACGTCGAACGCATCCCGAAAAAATAGGTGTTCCAGAAAATCTTCGCGTTTCTGGCCGTCGGCCCGTGATAGTCGAGAAAGTCCGGCGTGCCGCGACGGCAACCCGCAAACAGTTCAACCACGATCTTTTTGGCGTGCTCGGCGAGTTCGTAGAGGTCCGCATATTCAACGGGCGTTAGGGTCAGGGCATCCTTGCGGGCCAAATTGTGCGCAACGTCATCCCGTAGCCGCTTTACGCGCTCGAACAAAGGATCCTTGCGTAGACCTTCGTGGGACTCTCTCACCTGTTGAAGGTCAGCCGCGCCTTTCAACAGGCCGAGAACTTCTCCAACGCTCGCGCGATTGCCGCGCTTCTGGTCAGCTGGATCGATGCATGCCATGACGGGCGGCATGGAGCCCAGGATGAGATCTAGCTCGACCCGAATAGAACAGGATGACGGCTCTGAGGCCATTAGGCGAACAAATGATCGCGGGGCGCATTTGCATTCGCATGACGCGGCGCCACTCCATCATCACCGGCGCTCCAACGTTGGCGTGTTCGGGGCCTTCTTGATTTTCGTTGTATCACAGTAAGAAGTAGAACAAAGGGATATAACGATCGTTGGGTCCAGCCACATTCTGGGCACCCCTCTTGCGAACGAATACCGGGGTCTGAGAAGCTACTAAATCGCGTCTAAGAGTCGCTAAAGCTCTGAAACGACCGGGATGCGCGTTGTGGGTTTATGTTCCAGCATTGTTCTGGCAGAGTGTCGCAGAGGCCGAGGTCGGAGGAAGAGCTTTCGATTAGCGGGGTCAAGGCGGACCACCGCTCAGCTAGAAAGCGGAGGGCATCATTGCCGACGGCGGCGACAATATCATTGAAGGAAACGCTTGACCTGCTTGACGGGCCGTTCCGCGACGTGAGACGGGGCGTCGTTGAGGGCCAATATGCGCTTTGGCTCGGCTCCGGTATCTCCCGTGATCGCGTCCTCGGTCTGGACGGCGTGCTTGCCAAGCTGATCGAGTTCCTACGCGGCAACGCAAAACCGGACCAGGATAGTGCCTACCGCAAGGCCTTGGAAAAGGTGCTGGAAATGGCTGCGCCGTCCGCGGAGGAAAGGGCTGCGATCGATATTAGCCAGCCTGCCATCAACTGGCCATGCCTGCCGAGCCTACTCAGCCGACTCTGGAAACAATATGCTGATGTCCTATCGGTCGAGGTAGGCACCGAGAAGCTCGACTATCTGCTTTGGGTTGGCCTCGATTTTGCCAATACCTTCGCGAGCCAGGACGCGGATGCCGAGCACCTCGCTATTGGCATGCTCGCGCTTGAGGGCGTCATCACCGAGATTGCCACGGCCAACTGGGATGGGCTGCTCGAAGCCGCGCTGCGTGAACTGGGCTACTCTGAGACCTTTTATCAGGTCACCGTCACCGGCGAAGATCTCCGCGGGCCAGCAGCGGCAGCGGTGCTTTACAAGTTTCACGGCTGTGCGTTACGCGCAATCGCGGAGGAGAATGTCTACCGCCCCCTGCTCGTCGCCCGCGCCGCACAGATCACCGCGTGGATGAGCAACGGCACCTTCAAGATCGTTCGTGACCAGCTTCAGGCACTTGTGCAGCGGTCGCGGACATTGATGATTGGCATGTCTGCGCAGGACAAGAATATCCAGCATCTTTTTGGTCAGGTCGGAGCGCTAAAGGGCTGGAAATGGACCGACCGGCCAACGCCGATCGTCTTTTCGGCGCAGGAGTTGGGGCCCTACCAGAAGGATGTGCTCAACATTGCCTATGGCAACGAGGTGTATGAACAGAATCGCGTGGCGATCTGGAAGACGGCCCGCCTACCGGCCTATGGCAAGCCGTTGTTACTCAGCTTGTTACTCACGGTGCTCACGGCCAAGCTTCAGACCTTAGCGAGCGACGCGCTTGCACCCGCGCTGGACGCTTTAGCTCGCGCCGCTATCAATTCAGGGATTGAGCGGCTGCGTGACCGTGTCGCCGAGGCGGGTAACGTCGACCGGCTCGGCCTAGCGAAAGGAATTGCAGCTGGGCTGGCGCGCGGTCGCCATCAGATGCAGAATGGTGCCAGCCCCGCCGGCGCGCCGAAATATTTTCCGGTCGACAACGAGCCGCCCCACCGGATGAAGGGGATGCCGCGCACGGTTGCGACCGGCCAGCGCGAGGCGGCAGCCGCACTTGGCCTGATCGGTCTCGCCGATGAGGCCACCGAATGGAGGGTCTCGGTGGATGACCCAACCAATCCGCGTTCGGGCGCGCTTCGGCTGACATCACCGAATGCGACGGCACGGGTCTTCTTCGCGGCCAATGACGAGAACATCACGAGCCTTATGGATTGCGGTGCCTACGATGAGGACGATCGGGATGTGGTGCTGATCTGCTCTCGAAGGGTGAGCGCTCGTCAGCAGCGCAGCCCTAAGGCAAACCTGCGGGATGGAAAAATCGGTCCGCGCTACTTGGCCTTCGGGCCAATGCTGATGCTTGCGGGCAACCTGGCCGAGCTGAAGGACTACTTTCGCTCGGAGGTTGCGATATGACGACCAGCGAGATGACGACCAGCGAGAGTGTCATTCAGATCTTGATCGAGGAAGGCGGATATAAGGAACTGCCGCGGCCTCTGAAGGTCGGGTCTCTGTCCTTTGACTTCGCCCATGCGCTCATCGCCGGTGACAAGGCCAACGATCTTGTCATCGTCATCGAGCTAAAAGGCGATACGGCTGACGATACCGTCATCAGGAAGGTGTTGTCACTCACCCGAGCTCTTGATGTTCTCCAATCCAAGCGTTCGGTTACGGTCGTGCTCACATCCGGCCAGGTCGCCCCGGAGACCGTCCAATCGATCAGTAGGGTGTGCCGAGTCTTAGCGGTCGGCGCGCCTTCCGGCCCGAAAGCGATCGATGCGGTGCGCGCCTGGATCTCGGTTCTGCTTCCGCTGGCCCAGCCTCCACCGGTTGAAACTCTTGTTGACTGGGAAAGTGATCTGCGTAGCAGTATCCCTAGTAACGCGACTGGACCATTGTTGGAAGAGTTGCTGATCACCGCGCCAGCCGGCAGGTCGGCGGTGGAGCAAGTGCTCGCTTCGGCAATCCAGGCTCGGGTCGCGTCCGTCCTCGAAGATGATCAGGATGAAAGATGACGGGCGCACGGCTTAAAACTCTGGTGATCGAGAATTTCCGCAGCCTGCAGGGAAAAATCGTCGTTCCACTCGATGCTCAGGTTGTGCTCGTCTATGGATCGAATGGCATGGGAAAGACGAGTGTATTCTCGGCCCTCGAACTCGCCCTCACCGGCAAAATCGCCCATCTTGCTTCCGATGGGGATGGTTATCAAAGCCATCTAACAACGCTCGGGACAGACGGCGGCGCGATCGAGCTGACTACGACGGTCGCCTATAAGCCGGGCGCGAATGTTGGGGGGTCATTGGACTTCAGCGACATCAAATTTGAGCCCACGGCGCTGCTCGACTCAGCGGACGCCCGCTTTTTCTCGGAACGCTGCTACATGCCCCAGGCAACACTGGGGCGTCTGCTTGAAATTTACGACGACCAGAGGACCAGCACCACGTCACCGCTCACATTGTTCGTAAAGGAATTGCTCGGGCTCGATCCGCTCGATGCCCTGGTCGACGGCCTTTACCCGCCTTCAACGTCGCGCGGATCCGCAATCTTGTACCGGGCTATCGTCAGCTCGAGACATTGCGGACGGCGCTGCAAGGCGAGACCATCACTAACGCGCAGTCGATTGCCAGAGTCACGGAGAGTTCGGAAAGACGGCTTGCTTCGCTCAACGCGACGTTGGCCCAGCTTCCTGCCACAACTGCGGTAGTCGTCGATACCGCGACTGACCTTGAAGCTTTACGCGCTGTGCTCGAGACCGCGCGCGAGGAAGATCGGGCGTTGGTCGATACCAGCCGCATTCGCTCCGAGTTGAAAGCCCTGACCGAGCAATGGCGCAGCCTGCCCGCCGAAGGCACGTCGCACGACCTCGCTGCCAAGGAACGCGTCGAGCAATCTGCGGCGGAAGCGCTGACTGACTGGCGTGCGGCGAAGGGCCAGGCCTTAGATGCGGTCTTGACCGAGCTTCGGGCCAGCTTCACCGACCTGCCGTCCATCGATGATGGACCGGAACAGGCGCGCTCAGCCGCGCTGAGACGTGCCGAAGCGGAAGTGGCCCGGTGCACGACCCTCCTTGCCAATGCCAAGACCGCAGCCGACCTGCGAACGGCTCTGGAGACCGTCATTCAGCGTGCGACGGCGCGTATCGAGGAACTCAACCGGGCGCTCTCCACGGGAGCTGAAAACGCAAAGTCCCTCGCCAACGCACTGGCAGGCATCGCGCCCCACGTTGCCGGCGAATCCTGCCCGGTTTGTGACCGCAATTTTGGTGAGCTGGATCAGGGACCGTTGTCGGCCCACATCGCTGCCAAGATCGCATCGCTGACCACTGAAGCCGGCCGGCTTCAGTCGCTCGCCAACGAACGAGCCGAGGAAAGCAGTCGCTTGTCGACAGCGCAGCGTAATCTGCTGAGCGCTACAGGCGGCCAATTGGACGTAAAAGATCAAGCCGACCTGACGGTGCGGAGCGCGCAAATGGCAAGTGCCGTGCAGCGCCTGAAGGCGATGGCGAACGATGCCGCACAAGGCGCGATACTTATTGCGAACGCGGCCGCTGCGAAGAGCGCCGTTTCAATTGCGCGGCGGCGCGACAAACTATCAACGTCGATCCTTCCCGAGATCGATGCGATGGTTGCGCGGATTACAGCGCGGCACGTTAACAGCTTTGACGGTGTGACAGCGGCATTGGGGGAAGCAGAACGTGTGCTCTCCAGTCAAATAGTAGCTGCCGAAAGAGTCACCATGTTGCGGGTGCGAGCGCTGTCGGAGCTCGAACTGTATGCCAAGGATCTCAATCAAATCGGCAATCTCAAGGCGGCGAACACCCTCATCGCCGCGCGCTTGGCGGCTGTCGAAAAGGCCGACCGTGAGATTGGCCGCAGCCGCTCCCAAGCGAAGAAGATTTCCGAAGCAGCCGACAAGGTGCGGTCCGACATCGTCAAGACGGTTTTCAACACTTCTTTGAACATGGTCTGGCGCGACTTGTTTGTGCGCCTTGCTCCGTCCGAGCAGTTTGTGCCGATTTTCAAATTGCCGACACGCGATGGCGGCAAGGTCGAGGCCGTGCTTGAGACGTTGCATCGTTCCGGCAAGGCATCCGGTTCGCCAGGCGCCATGCTGAGCCAAGGCAATTTGAACACGGCAGCGCTCACCCTTTTTTTAGCGCTCCACCTTTCGGTGCCGCCCCGGATGCCTTGGCTTGTGCTTGACGATCCGGTGCAGTCGATGGACGATGTTCACATCGCGCAATTTGCAGCGCTGCTACGGACCCTGTCGAAGGGCATGGGCCGGCAATTGGTCATCGCTGTCCACGAGCGAGCCCTGTTCGACTATCTCACCCTGGAATTGAGCCCAGCGTTCCCGGGCGACAGTCTGATAGCGGTAGAGATGACACGCAATTTCAGTGGCGATGCCGTCGCGACTCCGAGGGCCTTCAGCTACGAACAGGACCGCGCTATTGCGGCCTAGATGGCCATCTGGCGCCAGCAACGAAAGGGGGGATTACCCCGGGCGCCCTCTCTCGGCTTGCCGGCTTCGCCGGGGGGGAGGTCGAAAAAAGAAGCTCGCTCGAGGTGCGGGCGCGGCTCCGTTTTGCTTCGCTAACGTGCATTTATTTCGGGACGGGCGAAGAGCGTAGGATGTCGTTCACGGTCGTAAGCATATCAACGGGTTGGCCGGCAGGTTTTTGGCGTTGGGGCGAAGTGAGGGTAAGCTCCTCCGCGCCATGCCTCGACGCTCCTCCGCCGACCTCTCGATCGTGCCTCTCGTACCCGGCAGGGGCCGCCCTGAGCCGCCCAAGGCGCTCGATCAGATCGAAGCGCGGGCGTGGAACGATGTCATTGACGCTCTGCCCGGCCAATGGATTGACGCCTCCGCCAGCCTCGTCTTGCGGCGCGTCGTCGCTCAGGTGGCGATTGCCGAGCGAGTCGAGGCCCGGTTGCGCGACCTCGCCATAAGGGGCGATGATCCCGAGGCGCTGGAAGCCGAACAGGTGCTCGCCGTGATGCACCGCGAGACGGCGAAGTCGATCATCTTCGGATTGGGTGCCTTGCGGGCGACGCCGCGCAGCCGGATGGCCCCGCGCGACGGCCGGAACAAGTTCGAGCGTGGGGCGTCGTCCAGACCTTGGGAGATCGTCGCCAAGAGGGACCATGGCGCGGCCTCGTAAGCTCCCGCCCGGCCCGGTCACTGCGGCCGACGTGATCGCGTTCATCGAAACCGTGTGCTTCGTGCCCGAGGGCAAGTTCGTCGGCCAGCCGCTCAGGCTGCAGGCGTGGCAGAAGGATATCTTGCGCGAGGTTTACGACAATCCGGCCGGCACGCGGCGGGCGATCATTTCCATGGGGAGAAAGAACTCCAAGTCGACGCTGTCGGCGTGTCTATTGCTTGCCCACCTGTGCGGCCCGCCAGCGCGAAACCGACCGAACTCGGAGCTATACTCGACGGCGCAAAGCCGCGATCAGGCCGCGATTATCTTCTCGCTGGCGGCCAAGATGGTGCGGCTAAATCCGGTGCTCGCGCAGGCGGTGCAAATCCAGGAAACCGCCAAGACGCTGAGGTGCGGCGAGCTTGGCACGCGCTATCGAGCGCTGTCGGCCGAGGCGAACACGGCCTTCGGCCTGTCGCCGGCCTTTATCATCCACGACGAGCTCGGCCGCGTGCGGGGCCCGCGCTCGCCGCTGTACGAGGCCCTCGAAACGGCCGTCGGCGCGCAAGATATGCCCTTGAGCATCATCATCTCGACGCAGGCGGCGACCGATGCCGATCTCTTGTCGATCTTGATCGACGACGCACAGAAGGGCCACGATCCGACGACGGTAATCAAGCTCTACGCCGCGCCTCCCGAGCTTGATGCGTTCTCGGAAGAGGCGATACGGGCCGCCAACCCTGCTTTCGGAACCTTCCTCAACGCGCGCGAGGTCATGGCGATGGCCGCCGACGCCTCAAGGATGCCGGCGCGCGAGGCGCAATATCGCAATCTCGTCCTCAACCAGCGCGTCGAATCCTTCTCGCCGTTCCTTGCGGCGGCGATATGGGCGGCTTGCGGCGGCGAACCGATCGACTTTACAGGCCGCAGCGTCTTCGCCGGCCTCGACCTTTCCGAGACGAGCGATCTAACGGCTATGGTCCTCGCCCATTGCGACTTAGACGGCCTCTGGCACGTCAAGCCGTTCTTCTGGTTGCCGGAGGAGAAGCTTGCGGAAAAGGCGGCGCACGATCACGCGCCCTATGATCTTTGGGCCGCGCAAGGCGATCTCGAAACGACGCCGGGCGCGAGCATCAGTTACGAGTATATCGCCGAGCGGTTGAAGGACATTTTCGACGATTACGCTGTGTCGAAGGTTGCCTTCGATCGATGGAACTACGCCCACCTTAAGCCGTGGCTGTCGAAGGCCGGCTTTTCGGAACAGCTTCTCGAAAAGACGTTCGTCGAATTTGGGCAGGGGACGAAATCAATGTCGCCTGCACTGAGGGAGCTAGAAAGCCTGATCCTGGACCGGAAGCTCAGGCACGGCGGCCATCCGGTTCTTTCGATGTGTTTTGCCAACGCGGTTGTCGAAGGACCGGACGCGTCGAACCGCAAGTTGAGCAAGAAACGTTCAAGCGGTCGCATAGACGGCGCGGTCGCGCTTGCCATGGCGATCGGCGTCGCGCCGGCGGCGTGGACAGCGCCTTTCGATCCGAACGCTTTGATAGGCTAGCGGCGATGAAAACCTCCGATTGGGATGACCCGGAAATCCGTGCGATTGGCCGGCGCTACGCTGCCGAGGCCTACGATCTCGCCTCAGAGCTTCACAACTTCGGCGCAGACGCAGCCGAGCTTCTCAGGCCTCAACCCGATCCGAGGCGGCCACGGGACGTCACAATCCCGGTGATGCTCGCTGATGTCATAATGGCGGTCTTCCTAGCGCTACCGCGGCCGGAATGGGCTCCCGACCAGCCTCTAGGCGAGAACGTCACGGCTCTGGCGACGCGCAGGTCGTGGGCTGCGGGCGCTCCGGGCGCATCTTCCGACTCAGGG